CTTTTCAAAAGTTTCTCCTTTTTTAGTTGTTATTTCTTCTGTTTTTTTGTCTAGTATTTTACCTCTTATTTTATACATTTTATTTATTTATTAATTATTATTTCTGTTAAATACATCTGCTTCAGATTCTCCAAACACATTATTCTCATAGAATCCTGTCAATTTTAAACAAGCCCTGCTCATAGCCCTTTTTTCTGCCATAGCAACAGGATATGAATTTTGATTGTTATTAGGAGCAGCTTCTCCAAACGTTTCAATTACTTTATCACCCATTCTAGCAGTTGCTTTTATTATTATACATTTAGTATCAGGTGAATTAAAAATTAATTCATATTTGATTTGTATATCATTTATAGCTTGTATTTTATCAATACCACTTCTTGTGATAATAGTATAAAATTTATGCTTAAAATAATCCTCATCAGTTAAATTATTTTCTACAAATAGTCTATTTAAGATTTCCTGTTTTGTTTCTTTCATAATTAAAATGGTCTTATAAATTTAACAATATCCAAGTCAATAAGTTCACAAAGCCTTTCAGCATCATCTACACTTAGTTTGCTTGGGTTATTTATTTTCTTTAATGTTGTAGGATAAGACCAATTCAATGCTTTCGCAATATCCATCTTATTCATTTCCTTAATAGACATAGCAATCTTTATTACCTGCCTTCGCATCATACGTGAGTTCATATATTTATTTTTATAATTAAAGCACAATAATAGTAAATATATTTAACAAAACAAAAAGATTATTTAATACTTATTAACAATCATAATGTTAATAACTTATAAACTTTTTTTAATATAATTTGCTTTGTATATAAAAAAATGTTTATATTTGTAGTATACAATTAAAACAAGTATTATTAAAAATATAGAAATTATGAAAAATTTAAACGAATTAACATTAGAAGAAATAAAAACAAGATTTCATCAATTACAAAGTAAACGTAATTGGCACTCTAAAAGAACATGGTGTAGAGAAGATTCTGAAAAAAAGTGCGAGGAACTGGCAAAAGAAATAAAACGAATTGTAACTTTTTTACAAAACAAGGTTCAAGTAATTAATCTTATTAATAGAGCTAAATAAATAAAACAAAGTCGTCTGAGCGACTATAAATAGACATTAGGCTCAGAGCGTCCCTCACTAGTTGAGGGGGTTGTATAACCAAATTAAAAAGAATTATGTCAACAGTATTTAAAAATATAGAATGTAGTGTTAGTCAATTAGCAACTACAATGACTTTAATAGACAGCTATATTAAAGAACAAAGAACAATTAAACGGATCAGACAACACAGAGCAAGTTCGGTTTTATCAAACTACTATTAAAGACAAAAAAGCTAACATCAAATCTATGATTGCTTTACAAGAGCAAATGGCAACTAAGGAATTAATAACTAAACACACTTTATAATGGTACAAGAATATATAATAACAGGCGAAGGATATTACAACACGAAAGTTGCAAGTCCTGTATCTTTAAAAGAAATTGGAGATATAAAATGGCAAAGAGGTGCTATTCGTTTTAAAGGCACAGAAGAACAATTAGATGCTTTTTTAGATACGTTAATACAAGATGAAACCTATTTTAAATATAGAAATTGTTTTACAATAGAAGAATATAATAACCTAGAAAAAATACCAATACTATGAGATCAACACACTTAACAAGAACATTAGACTATTTACATGAATTTGGAAGCATAACAACACTAGATGCCTTTAGAGATTTAGGCAATAGTAGAATTTCCTCAACTATCTTTTTACTTCGAAAGAAAGGATATAACATTGTGTCTGATTATACTGATGTGCCAACTAGATGGTTCAAAGATAATGGAGATAGGAAATTCACACAAGTAGTTCGTTACCGACTAATTGCATAGTCAATAGAGATATTTATACCCCCATTTATTTAAGGTTTTTGATCAGCTCATTCATTCGCTTTTTTATACCTTTAGTGTCATAAACTTTATTAAAGTTTTTGTCGTAAGTATAATAGGCATTGAGTTTGATTTCCTCACTATATATGTTACTATCTTTGCTCATAATTCCATTAACAAATTTATAGGTAATTTTCCGTTATTCAAAACGACCGCACACCCTATCGCGGGTTTTTTTCCTGCTTTAGCATATGCCATTGCATAGCTTTCATGATCAATTCCACAACCAACTTGCATACCAAATACTCTAAATTTTTGCCCCACATAATGCTCACAATAACTTTGCACATGGAGATGCCCCTGTACAGTATTCATCATATCTGCCCTACATTTTGTTCTAGCAGTACCACCCTCACCATGTATGTATTGAACATTGTCTTTAACATATCTTTCTATAAAGTTCCATTTTGGCACTTCTAAGACATCTTTATAGCTTTTAATCCATTTACTAGGAATAGATGATGTTTGAGCCTTCCGTGCTACCATTCTATCATGGTTGCCCAAAATTACAGTAGCTTTAGGAAATGCTTTGTACCAACGTGAAATTCTTTTTATTGCATACTCTAATTCATCAGCTCCACCCATTCCATCAGCAGATGTTTCGTGATAACTTGCATAGTGATTATCTATGACATCGCCAATAAAAACGACTTCTGTGCAGTCAAATTCATCATATTTAGATATACAAAATTGTAAGTATTTATCAAGTGAAAAGGGTTCGTGAAGGTCGCCAATAACTAGAACATTATTATATCCTTCACCATTATTTTTGCGACTAGCTTTTATTAAGTCATATTCTGACTCAGTAAGTCTAGGTCGGTATGGTCTTAAATTATCTATTTTTTCTTTATTTTTTCTAAACCTCTGCTACCAAAGTATGCTCCAATCGTTGTGATCAAACATATTTCTAACAGGGCAACCCACCGTTCCTCTACATTAAAATTAATTGTACCACTATCAATAAACACTAATAATACTGTTGATACTATTAGAAATGCTAATGTTAATGGTCTGATATTTGCAGGTAACCAACCTGCTTTTGCATCAGCTTCCCAACGCCTTGTAATTTGTTCTTGTGCATTAGCTTCAGCTTTAGCCACAATTTCTTTCAAGTTAGCCTTTAATTGCATACGTTCTTCATCAGTCGTAACAACATTATCAACAATGTTACTAACAGATTTCATAAAATCACCACCTAGTATTTTGCCTAATATCTTCATAATGATTTGTATTCTATTAAAGGTCTATATTTAGTTTTGTTGTTTTCGTCTTTGTAAGCAACTAAAACCTGCCTTCTATTATCGTTTACTTTCCAACTAATGTGAATCCAAGCAGGGTAATCTGTGTCTTTGTTTACTGTTGGTGGCGGTGTTCCAAACTCTAAAATACATTGGTCAAAATCTAAATCTAAGTCTATAAGTGCTTTATATATTTTAAGATTATCCATTTTACCACGCTTAACAAATTGTAAATCTACTGCTTCACAACGACAATGCTGAGAACGTGCAACATAATTACCTTTCTCATCTATTTTAAAACTTCCCCCTATTGCTTTATTTAATTCTGGAGACCTATAGCCACTCGTTATTCTTAGTGGAGCTGATAAACGGTCACGTATCGGCTGCAAAAGTTCGGTGGCTAATAAGGTCAATTTCCAGATTCCTTCCTTGTCGGGGGTATTATCAATGCCTAAGCGTAAAGCTGTATTGCTTCTTGTAAATTCTTGTAAAAAAAATGATTTGGATAACTTCATTCAAATTTTGCTAAATAAACCTTGTCTATTGCATCTTGTAAATCATCAATAGATATATCTAGTTCCATCATTATATTTGCTTCATACCTTGCAACTTCTACATTGTTATCAAATACAATTACTGTAGGCACAGCTAATATATTGTGCTTTTCTTGTTCCTCAGGATTGTGACATATAACAACATTTGCTTTTTCACAATCTTTCAAATCAGAAATGCTATAATTATTTTCTGAGTTCCAATCACTATTGTAATGCACTACCTTTACTTGACCATTACAAGAACCAACACAAAAAAAGAATAGTCCTAGTATTATGTATGGTAAATTATTCATTAGTTAATCTCATCTATTTTTCCCCTCAAATACTTCATATCTTCTTTAATTTCTTGCACATCTTCCTGTGTTGATAATATAGAAGCACGTATCAATTTGTCCTTCAGTTCAAATTCCTTTTCACTAATAGGCATTTCAGGTAATGTCTTTGCAACTTCTACTTCTGCCATCAACGTAAAATATGTAGCAGATAATGATATTACAAAACCAATTATCATTATAATAGTTTTTAAGTCAAGAGTAAATTCTGAAGATTCGTTTATTTTCATTTCATACAAGATTTATCACATTTTTTACCTGAAAACTTTTCTATCCCACTAATACCAAAACAACCTAAAACCACGTAAACAAAGCTGTCGTAAACAAATTCATTGATTACTAGGTCTTTTCCAATCCACCCTGTGAGTAAATCAGCAATCATTATTAAACACATTATTAAGAAAGCTACAAATCCAATTATAGCTTTTTCATTCCAAGCATTGTTATCTTTAAATATATCCATTATAATTTATATTTTATTAAACCATTTTCTATGTAAATTCCTTCAGGTCTTTTTATAACCTTGCCATTAAGATCATAAAGCAATCCTGTATTTTTTGACTTGTTTATCACTTCTTGCATACCACTATTACAAGGTAGTCCTGTTGCACAATCAACATATTCTGTAATAATGATTTCTTGAAACTCCACAATAGTGTCTGTTAGATATTCTGTGATGTATTCTGTTTCAATTATTGTTTCAACAATAGTATCTGTTTGTGTTATTATTTCAATGACAGGTATTTCTACAAATACTGTGTCGCATGACTCATTATATAAACCACAATCTTCTAATGTTGTTGGAACGGCATTTGCTTCATCCGAACCATCGACACAATCATCCCAGCCATCATTAAGATACAATAAGCCATTAAGACCATTAGGAACACAACCATTAGGACTATACTGAGTCCAATTAGACTCATCATCTCCACAATAAAAGCCACCTTGTTCCACACATAACTCGCAATTTGTTTGACTAAAAGCATATCCACATATTAAAAATAAAAACAATAATTTTCTCATAACTAAAAGATTAAATAATTAAACCCAAACTTGCACTCATAAACAGGCTTATTCCAATACTTCAAATACGTTCCTTCAGCAAATAATCCTAAGTGCTTTGTAATTCTAACGCCTAAAACACTCCCTAAGTCCATTTCTAGCTGTTTTAAGCCACTTTCTTCATAGTCGAAAGAGTATTCGTCCAAACCATAGTGAAAAGGCATTAGATTCGCCCAAATGTGAATCCAATAATTTGGATTGTATTTATAGTATGATAATCCTAGCACTAAACTAAGTTCTTTTTGCATACCTAATTTATCTAATTCTTGTTCATTGTAATCAGCTATTGCTTGACCAAAATAGTGTTTGTAAAATTCATCATTAGATGTTGCAAGTAATTCATCATTTTTAAACCAATGCCATCTTCCATTTACAAACTCATTTGAATAGCCAAATTCTTCTGCTAATTGTCTAAATGATTGTTCTCCTGGTGTCCAAAGGTCATCAATAGGTGTAATGCCATAAGGGTTATGTTGTCTAAAAACACCACCAAAAGTAAAGTCAAAACCACCCTTAGTAAGTCTTAATCTAGCATCTAGTGAATTGTATCTAAGATCAACACGTTGTCTATCTGTATATTGTGCTTTTATTACAAATCTTTTACCTAAATATCGTAACCAATAATTCTGCTCATTAAGTGTGTCACCACGACTACGTATATATGAATAATTAACAAGATACTCAAAACCAACAGCATTGGAAATAGTAACATTTTCTGCAACATTGTCCTCTGTTCCATAATACCAACTTTTTATTTTTTGTTCATAACCAAAACGAGCCACTTTTCTGATTCCTACAGTTAGGTTAAAATCATAAGGATTAACTTGTGTAACATCTTCGTACCCTTTATCTACAGAGATATAGTCTTGATTTTCAACCATACTTGTATTCATATTCATAGATGTATAAATAGTAGAATACTTAAAAAAATCTATTTGCCCAAAAGACAAAAACGGAATTAATAAAAATAAATACTTTATCATAGCACTTTAGTATAAGAATAAGTTACATAAACATCACAAGACCAGCCACCATTAAAATTGTCACTTGAATACATCAAAAAAGGTTTGTTTAAAATTGATTGTGTGCAAGTTCCATTTGATGTAAAACTTCCTGTTAAAACCATAGTAATATCTTTTGTGCCACCATTCATCATATCTCTTACCGTATTCCAATGGGCAGTAGTATCATCAGCTTTATAGCCTAAATACAAGTTTTCACTAGAAGATTCTGTTGCAGCCGCATAAGTACATAGTATAGTTACATTATATACAGTTATCATATAACCACTCAAAGCCCCTACTAAAGTTTTAAACGTACCTGCTGCTCCTGTAGCCCTCATAGCTTGTAACTCTGCATTAGATACAGATATTTTATCTGTTTGTATTAAGTATTTTGTGTCAAACTTTTTGCTAGTTCCCTCTGCTGAACCAGTACTATCGTTTACATCTACCACCATAAATAAATCCCCTGAACCTAATTGTTCTTCAAGTGCTGTTTTATCGGTTAACCTTTGTCCTGCCATTGTTATTGTCTTTAGTTAATTTTTTAATATAATTTTTTAACTTCTTAAAGTTCTCCAAACTGCTTGGATATTTCCTGTGTATTTTAGCATCCATATATCGTAATATCTGCTCCTTGTAAAAAACTTTTCATTCTATTGCTTCTAGGTGCTGTAGGGTCTAGTTGTATTCCTGCAAAATAATTGTTTACAGTTGGGTCTAAATCAGCACCACTATTCGTAGAGTATTCAGGAAATGAACTTTGGTTATTTCTTAAATAATCTATACATCTTTGTCGGTAAAATTCAGCAGCATCAGTAGCCGTATTCATTACAGGCTCTAAGTCCTCATAAGTAGCACTAGATGACTGTTCTGTTGCTCCCATAACTACAACTGCATTATTTACAAATCTTAGCCTTAGATAAGGTACTAAAGAAACAAAGCTAAACTGCACTAATGCAGGTTGTATATAATCCTCTACTAAAGTTTTATAAGCACCTGTTAATGAACCACCTTGAATATCTGATTTTAATTTAGCATCTAAATCAGTGCCTAGAATTGGTAGTATGTTCATATCTTGTGCGAGTAAGATATAAGGCATAATTAAATCATCTTCAACTGATCCACCAATCGCTGAATCTTTTTTTAATCTTGTTGCTGATATGTATAATGTGTGTTGTATCGCCATATTTTTATTTTATTTTACACCTGGATAATGACCTTGATTTGGCATATTCTCAGGTGCTATTACTGCATCTTTTATTCCTCTTGGTTTTGGTGTATACGTCTTAGGTATACTGTCTGTTTTTTTGTAGTCATCCATACTTTCCGCATCTTTCAATTCTGTTCCCTCTTTTAATCTATATAGAATTACCTTCCAAGCGTGGCGACAATAAACTCCCCCTTTAAAGCGAAACAAATCGTACGGTCTACCTTTATGACCTAATTGTCTATTTACGCCCTCTCTACTTGCTTTATCTATATCTTCTATTCTATATACAAATCCTGCTCTTGATAACTGCATCATATTCTTGCAAAATGTTCTAGTAGATTTGCTTGGCTTTCTACTTTTCTTTATGTATTTAAACCTCACTCTATAAAATGATTTATCTAAATAACTTTTTCTATCTTCTTTGCTAACTATTTCATCAGCAAAATTATCTTTCTTATGCTCTTTAATTAATCTTTCTGCCCATTCCTCATAATCCTCTACATAATCTTGCTCATCTACAATTTCCCACTTTTCCTCATCAATCTTTTCTCCTTTTAAATTATCTAATAATTCATCAAATTGGTCATCTGATAAATCATCCCTAACATTCTCTATTTCTTTAACTTTTTTTTTTGCCCAACTTTGTCCTGCATCACCACCCCACAATGCCCAAGCTATTCTACCTGCACTAGGAAAACCATCTTCACCAATCTCAAATCCTTCTGCTTTTTTATCTACTTCATGTCTAGCAAAAAAACTGTTCATTCTTTTAATCGTGTCAAAAGATAGATTGTCGCCATTCTTAATGTTTGTTGCTCTAGCTACTGCAACTTGTGTGCCACCTCTACCATATTCTCTACGCCATTCTAAACCCTTTTTTGCTTCTTCTATCATTCCTTTTGTTGGTTTAGTATCTATGTCTTGTAAGTCTTTAAATTCTTTCTTTAAATCATCAGTATCTATATCTTCTTTTGTAACACCTTCTTTCTCTTGGTCTTCTTCACTCTGAGTCTTAGTAACTTCTAAATCAATAAAATCAGCAGGTTTAAGCGATTTAAAGTACAAATCAAGGTTTATGTCATTAACTTTGAAAATCTTGTTTAAACCCTTTAAAAGTGTGTTTTGAAAGGGAATTATAACTGTGTTGTTAAATAAACTGTAAGCATCACGTAATTCATCAGCATTATTGCCTAATCCACCACCCTCTGAACGAATACCAAATAATATCGGTGATGTTACTCTATGTCCTGCTAGAATTTGATTTACAGACTGCTTAGACATTTCTACCCAAGCATTCTGAGCATCATTCATTTGGATAGGTTCTATAGTAGGTGTAGTTTCCTTGCCATCATTAAATGTGATTAAGATTTTACCTGCATTTCCTGTTCCTGCAAATTTTTGATTTAATTGTCTTTCAATGGTTCTTCTTTCTTCTTCTGTCGGCACACCATTAGAGAATCCAACGTGCATTGAAGGGGTCATACCGCTAGTAATGTTAGCTAAGTGAAACTGAGCAATCTCTAATTCCATTTGAATCCAATCTGTAGCTGCAACATAATCAGGAGCAAAGCCATAAAACAAAGCAGGGTTTTTATCTCTAATCATTAAGATTTGACTTGCTTGAGTTCTATCTTCTGTGTTAAAAGCGGCATAAGCTCTAGGTCTGTATTCTCCTTTTTTAGCTTTAGACCAATCAGCAGAATAGTAATAATGTTGTATTTCACCATCTATCATTTTACCTGATCTTATATATTGAGCAGGAATATGATGTATCTTAGCTATTTTACTTCTATCCCTTGACCATATTACGTTTACATAACAACCGCCAAATAGCTTTAAATCTAATGCTAGGTCTTTTAATACATCATCATCAGAATTATGTAAAAGTTCTGTTAATCTTAAATATGATTCTTTAGTGTCTGTAGATTCATCAACATTAGTAGCAGCCAATCCTTCACCATAAATCATTGCTCCTATTGACTTAATTAAAGCACCATTAATAGCACTTCCTAAGAATAGTTCTAACAAGTAGTTTGGATATAGGTTATCCTCACCAAAAGAAATCCAATCATTCCTAGTATCTTCTACCAAGTGAGGTATGTTATAATGTGATAATTTTATTAAATCTAAATTCATAATTTTAACTATATGTGTTGGTTATATATACGTTTGCTGTATCACTATCATTATCTGTATATTCTTTATATTCAACCGCAGGATTAGTTTGACCCCATTTATTATCATATACATAAGCTAACCCTTGATATACAATGTTTAATGAATCTATTGTTTCTTGAGAAGGAATAGCGTTAAATCCTGTAGAATTTTCTCTTATTGTTATATCATAAAAACCATAAGGTCTATCTATTGTTCCTAAATTAACAAAACCACTTGATAGTGCTTCTGAGGTTCTTAATGTAATTTGCATTTTTACATATCTCTCTTTATAAGTAGTTACATAATTACTTGCTCCTGAACCTGGTAAAAGATTAACAAAATTTCCTGTTTCTTGACTTCTTAAAGTTATAATAGGTCTTTTATCTATGTTGTCTTTATTTTCATAAGCATCATATATATTTACATAAAAATAATTGCCATAAGCAGTAGAACTATTATTGCCCCTCGCAAGTTGTATCATATTTCTTTTTTCTTTTTAGGTTTATCTTCTATAAATAATCTATTTCTAACATCCTCTCTAAGTTTTGCAATCTGTGGTTGTGTTAAATCATCTAAAGGTAAATTGATAGAATCAATGCTTTTGCCTTCCCACTCTTTTTTTAGTTTCCAAGCCATAGTAGTTTACTATAAATATAAAAGTTAAGTTATTGTTTTTTAGTGTACAAAAAAAGGGGTAATAAAACCCCCTTTTTCTTTGTTTATAGAGTAACGATTAAGTTCCTACAGTAATAGTTAAGTTAGCCTCATCAGTCAATCCATCAAATGGATATTTAGCTGTAGCAGCTCCTGCACTAGCAGGTAACTGAATTAAAGCGTTCTTTTCTTCTGCTCCCCATTCTATAGTATAACCATTTAAATCACCTTTTGCAGTTCCTGTAACTACTGTCCCTCCTGTAACGTAGCAACCACCATCTATACCTAATAAGTATACATTGTCATTTGCATCTTGAACAAAGATTTGACTTCTTGAATAAGCCATTAATCTTAATTCATTAGTCATGTCATGATCAATCTTTTGTAATGTTACAGATAATGCTTGTGTGAAAAATGTTGTTCCATTAGCATTGTCTGAGTTTATAGTAACAGTTAAGCTAGATAAATTTTGAACTAAGTCATACTTAAAAACCTCTACTGTACCACCACAGCAAGACCATGTAGCAAAACCAGCAGTAGTCATTTCTGTAGTGTTAATAGTAGCAGCAGCAGAAACATTATTACTGTATGATTTTGCAATATAGATAGCTTTCAATCCACCAATACTGTCTTTACAGTCAATTAAACGTCCTCTTGTAATATTACAAGCCATATTATTTTATTATTAAAAGGTTAATAAAAAGGGAGTATATTTCAACTCCCCATTTATAGTATCTATTAAGTCCAAACAGTTGAACCATATACACCATCAGCAGCAACCGCACATTGTACGCCTAATGCAAAGTTCATAACAATTCTTACATTGTCAGAACCATCAAATTGATATGTAGGTATAACTCTCGCTTCAGTCCAATCTGTAGCTAAGTTAGTTCCAAATACTAGGTTTTCTTTGTATGTTGCAACGATAACATCATCAAACATTCCAGGACATACGTAAATCGGGTATCCAAAATATGTAATTCCTTCAAATGATTGAGCAACACCTAGGCTATTGATACCTTGATTAGAACCTGCATTAGCTAATGCTTGAATTAAGAAAGCATAAGTTTTAGAGTTCATGTAGAAACCAAATCCAGGCTGAGATGTTAAACCTGCAATACCTACAGCAGCATCATAAACAGAAGCCATATCAGTTAAAATATCTGAAGCAGCTAAAGCATTTGCAAAATCAACTTCTGTAAAGTCTTTTAATGCTGAAGCATCAGCACCTGCTTCATCTAATGTTCCGTCATTAGACAAGAAACCTGTTCCAAATGGTGAAGAACCTTTCCATATCATGTTTTCTATATGAGAACCTGCTTTTGCTGCAACTGCTGATAATAAAAAGTCTTCAAATGTTCCTGGTAAGTTTCCGTTTCTGTCCATGTTCTCACCAATCCATGTAGGGAATACTGTTCCTCTGCAAATTTCTTCATTAACTTTCATGTCAGTTAAAGTAAGAACTTGCTCAGTTAATGATGTATCATTACCACTTGAGAAAGAACAAGCAGCAGCAACTACAGGGTCACTAACACCTAGATTAGAGATAACTGCTTTTGAATTTAAACCGTCTATTTGTCTTACATATCCTTTAGCAATCGTGTCAGGAGATTTAACTGCGGCAGTCACATAAGGCAAAGCCAATTTACCTGCATAGGTGTTATCAGTTACGGTTATGTCAAACTGATAATCTTTACTTAAATTGTATTTATTATTCGCCATTTTTTAAAATTTATTTGTTATTAATGTAATATGCTGCCCGTTCTTTAGTAGACAGTTTTCTTAAATCAACAGTTGAACTAAAGTTTTCACCTTCAGGATTGTAATTAATACCTTCCGTAGCAGGTTCGCCACTTAATTCAACTATTTTACTTTTTAATTCTTCGATTTGTGTCATAAGTTCCCCTATAACTTCATTAGACATTTCTGTCTTTTCTTCTTCAGAATCTTCTGTTTTTTCTTCGGAAACTTCTTCAGACAATTCAGCAGATGCTTCTACTTTGTCTGCTTTTAAATCAGCAACTGCATCTTCTAAATTTTTAATTCTTTTTTCCATTCCTGCCCAATCAGCTACGTCAGCTTCATCGTGTCCTGGCTCATGTTCTAATTCTTCTTTAGATTCTTCAGCTACTTCTTCAGAAAGTTCTTCTTCAGATGCTTCAACATCTTCAGCTTCTTTTTCTTCTCCTAAGTCTAGGATTTCAGATGAATCACCGATTGTCATTTTATTTCCGTTTTCCATTGTGTACGACCCCGCAGATAATGCTTCTGCATCGCCATCATCACCAATAGCAAACACTTTAGACCCAATCATAAATTGCTCATCTTCTGTAGCAATAATACGACCATCATCTAATTTCATTTCAGCGTAGAATTTTACGCTATAAGATTTTGGTTCATTTTTCATTTTTAAGAGATTTAAAATTTTTTCTATAGTTCCCATAACATTAATAAATATAAAAGGATTAAAACTGTTTACTTCTTTATCGTTTTACTGTTCTATTTTTGATAGCTGCACAGACTTTAGCAGCCGTTTCTTTATTACCATATTGCTTGATTTGATCTCGCATACATTCATCCCAAGAATACTTTAACATAGCTTTTCTTTTAGCATAAGCAACATATTCTAGCATCTTGTATTTTTTCTTTCTTTTCTTTTTGCCTGTTTTAGTATATAATTCTTCTTTCATTGTAGCAGAAGAATGATCAGCACAAGGCATATATAATTTAACACCATCAACAGTATGAGGATGTGAACCTGAACAACCTTTAAACATCTCTGCATAAATTTCAGCTTCTTCTTTAGTTCTAAATAATGGCTCACCATCTAAAGCACCAACAGGATTTAATTCATTGTCTAAGATTAGATTTTTAATTTTACCCATCATTACTTCATCAGGACATTCTTCGCATACTTCATCTAATATATCTACTTCCTTAGATGCTTCAATTAGCTTATCTGTGAAATATCCCTCAATACTAAATCCTCTAACTTCTTTATTCTTAATAGCTTCCCAAATTTCAGGATTATTTTCTGCTGATACTTGCACAAACCAAGTTCCAATAGGTAAGTTGTTAAAGCCATACATATTAGATTTGTCATATTTCTTATCTTCCTTAATCCATGATTCTACGACAGTTAATCCCTGAATAGGCTCTTTATGTTCAAAGGTATGATTATTGTTGTTTAAACTATTCATAAATAGCTTCTGTGCTTGTTTAATAGTTTCCTTTGTAAAGAATACGTCATATTCTTCGTTTGTTTCTTTGTCTAGTCTAGGTATTTTTTTGTCAGGAATAAGGATTGCACCTACTAGTTGTTTTTTTTCTTCATCTACTTTTGCAAGAGATAAAAAGTCATTATTAAAGAAAACAAAATTTTCTTCTATTGCAGGAAACTTGACAACGCTGATCGCATCAACGCCAAACATGTCTGCTGTTTCGTCTATAATTAGTTCTATAAGTTTTTTCTTTTTTGCCATAACATCTATAAATATAAAGTTCTTAATTTTGTTTACAACGTAGCTTGTACTTCTAATTCTTCTTGTAGTGCTTGTGAACTACTAATATCATTTTCTATAACAAAAGCCTGAATAGGTTGTGTTGCTGTAGTAACTGCTTCAATGTTAGGAATTAGAGGTCCTAATCCTGTTGGACTATCTTCTTCAGGCTCTACATCAGGCACACTAACTGTGCCACCTGTAGATGGTGCTACACTATCAATGCCACTTAATTCACCTGCCCCTCCACCATCTTTTACTTTTCCTAATATAGCTTTTGCTTGACCTACACCTGCTAAAACTTGACCTATTAATTGTGCAATTAGTAAAGGTGTTGTGACAGGGGCTAGTGGTCCTGATGCTGCTCCTGCTGCTGATGCTCCCGCTATTGCACTTGAAATACCTGATGCTGTGTCTATTAAAATTTGTGCTACTGCTGCTGCTTTACCAACTTTAGTACCTTCACCTGCTAATTGACCTATACCTGCCAAAATTGATTTACCTGCACTAATAGTAGCCGCTTTTTTAGCTGCATCAGTTGCTTGTTGTATTTTTAGCCTATCTTTTCCTGTTTTCGTGTCTACTTTTAATACTTCTTTACTTGTTTTCTTTGTTTCTTTTATTAAACTGTCGTTATATTCTTTTTCTAATGCTTTTAAGTTTGTTAATTGTTCAGAACGTTGTCCTGTAATACGTTCATCTAAATCAGCAGTTTCTGTTTTTGCATCAATTAAAGCAACTTGTAAATCTATATTATCTTTATTTCTTGACAACTCTAATTCTGCTAATTCTACTTTCTTTTGTGCTAATGCTTCTTCTTCTTCAAATTGAGCATCTAAAATTTCTCCTAATTTAGTATTTGCTGCAATTCTTTCTTCAAAAGTTAAACTAATATCATCTCTAATTTGTCTTTGTATTTCTGCTTCTTTTTGAAATGTTAATTGCAACTGTCTTTGTTGTGCTTCTGCTAATTTTACTTCGTTTCGCAAATTAATAAGGTCTTTACCAAATTGCACAGATTCTTTTGCAGCTCCTTTTGCATTTTTTATAAAATCACTAAAACTTTCATTATTGCCTACAACTGCTTCTTTAACACCATCAAAAGATTCTTTAGCTATTTCTCCTGCTTCTTTAAATTCTCCTTTTAATACTTTTCCTACTGCTTTTCCTAATAAACCTAAACCTTTTACAACAGAAATAACTACTGTTCCTATTTGAGTTAGTATATCACCAAACACAGCAGATGCTATATTTACCTTATCTAAAATTTGTTGATTAGCACTAAATTTATCTGCTAAGAATTGTAAGGCACTAATTACTGCACCAATACCTATAGCCTTCCATGCAAGACCAATTCCTCTAAATCCTGTTGCTAAAGCTGTAGTTCCTTTTTCTGTTTGTTTAGCAGTTTTATTTATGTCAGCTAATTCTTTCTCTACTGCATCTAATCTTTTTAATGCTTCTTCAGCATCTATTTTAAGTTCTACTGTTTTTACTTGCGCCATATTATTCTTATTATTTCTTTTAACATTCTTTTGAAACTTGTATGATATTCTTCCATACCATAAGCAAAGTCTAATTCTTTATTTTTATATTCCACTAATTGTAAGTGATCAATAGAAGGTATAATTACCTTTGCAGTATTTTCTATATATTTTTTTAATTCCATATTAACCAATCATTATTTTGTAAATATATTCCATCTCCATCTTGATATAAAGCCATATTATCGCCATACCCTAAACTCATGTTTCCTAATGTTTGTACAGTTAAATCTACTGTCAAAGACCAAACTCTCTTAGTTTCAGTTTGTAGGTCATCTAAACCAAATGACAAATTTGAATCATCGTTGCTTATATATAAAGATGTTCTAGAACCAGCTTCTGCTATATTAAATTGTTGAATTCCACCTGCTGTGCCTATTTGTGTAATAGTTCCCTCTATATTTTTAAATGCTGTATACCAAGAAAATGCTTCTAAATAACCTGTCGGATAAGTTGAGTCAGTCCCACCTACCACTACTGCCGTTCCATTTACTCTTACGATCATATTAGAATTGTTTGGGATAGATGGATTTTTACTTCCTGTCACACCTTGAGGGTAAGCATAACCCCTTGTATTTCCTGTTGTATATCCAATTAAAACCATTCTGTGTGCTTCTCCATTTACAGAAGGAATAGATAAATTTTCATTTCTAAATTTAATTACTAAATCATCACCATTATAAGGAATCAGAGCAGTAGATGTTTTAGTATTATTAGTTCCTACTATAAATGGTTTGTTTAATTTAGCTAGTTTGCCTTGAAAAAGAGTTTTTGGTTGCCCTACACTAAACAATGCTCTTGCATTTCTTTCGTTTTGAACCCAAGCAGGTAAGCTATTAGTATTAGCAAAACAAGGTCGTAAAGATAAATCAATACCTAAAGATGCAGGAGGTGGAACATCTATTAGATAGCCCCCTAAACAGTCACAACATTCGGGGTCTGCAAAAAGTCCTGTTTGGTCAGTATTGTTAATGGTAGGCGTACAATTAGGCGTTCCACTAGGACACCAAGCATAGTAACCATTCCAATTATTATTGTTTGTATCTTGACTAATAACATAATTACATTCATAGCAAGTCCCGTCATAAGTATCATTAATTTTAATCAAAGTAGCTTTTGTTGATACTTTTTGACCAACTTGATAATTTTGTATTTTTAAAATCCTCCACCATGTATCTTTAATAAAGATTTCATCATTAAATTTAAAATTGAAAATATCTACTTCGTTTAAATTTAAATAACATTCCATTATTCTAGCATCTTCACCATATATGCTGTTTAGATAATTATTCCAATATAAATAGTATAGACTATTTTGAGGAATTGTACCATTTACGTCAGAATTAAAAACAGTTAATTCTCCTGCTAGAGGAGGAGCAGGTGACCAATACAAAGATTTGGTGGTGTTTGTAATTGTTGATTCACCTGATGAAGGTGTTAAATCGTAAGGACTACATAGTGGATATGTTTGGAAAGAATAAGATGTAATTACAGAGCTATTTTTATCTTGATGATGAAAGTATATAGTAATAGCATTACCTGATTCATCTTGAATGTTGGTAGCAGAACCATTATAAAAAAACAATTTAGGTTTGGTTTCATTTATAATGTTTTCATAACCACCCTCTATTTGATTATATGTAAATTCATAATGAACTGCCATATTGGGCAAAGCTGTAGGTGCTTGTGTATCTTCTGCGCTTACAAAGATTTTCTGATTTATATAAGGTGAAAATATAGGATTATTTTTTAATGTTCCTTTTGCAAAATCATTGTTGTTTTCTGTTCTAGTAAATTTACCATATACATTTAAATCGGGTGCTTCTAATTTTATAGACTTATTAGACATATCTACATCTTCTAAATCTGTTAAAATTGTTTCCTTTTTTTGTAATTGTGTAGTGTCTTTTACTATAATTTCTTTTGATGTATCTAATTTGTCTGTCCAATTTTTAATGCTTCCTTGTGCTAAATAATCATTATAAGGCTCAATAAGTATATTACTAGGATTACTAGGATCAGTAACCATAACAAGGTTAAATCTCTCTATAATGTCTTTTAAAAATGACTTTTGTGTTATAGAGGGGTCAATACCAGCAGGAACTGTTACCTGTCTATCATATACATCAGGCGTAGGACCATTCCAACTAAATGTAACAGTATTTTTACAGCCAAAATAATAGTTTGGGGTAGTAATATCAGCCGCATATTTCATAATAGCAGGATATGCTGGGTCATATCTTTTCCACCCTTCATAACTAACTATAAATTTTCCTGATTTTCCTACAGGCATAGCACTTAATGGACACCACACATTCACATTTAAAGTTTGTGTTCCTGTTCCTTGAACTGATGCCGATTGAGTTATTAGTAAATTACTTTCTCCTTCTCCATAAACTGTGCTATAATCTGGTTCTCCTGTTGTTGGATTAAAGTCTATTATTTTTACTCTAACTTTTGCAATAGATTCTGTTTCACCCTGAGCCAAAAGGGTGTTAGATATATTTGTGGCTGTTGAGCGAAAGCGAAGAAGAACATCGCCTGTTTGTGCTACACTATTTTTAGTAAAATAATGTCCTGTAGTATTCCACATTCCACTAGAATCAGATGGACTATTAAAACCTAATCCAGGCAGGGGTGAGTTTGTATTAGCTCTAACTAAAGACCAATTATCATATTGATAGTCACTACTATAAACTGTCCACGTTCCCCAACTTTCGGAATTTCCAACTATTGTTGAACCAAAAAGTACTCCTACAGGCTCTGTTTGTGGTCTAGGTAATGCAGTATGATTACAAGTAGTCATAAAAATTTTACCAAAATAATTGCCATCTATAAAGCTAGATGTATAACTAAAACCTGCTTTTGCTATTATTAATCTAAATAATTCTTTAATTTGTATAGCAGGTCTAAATTGTGTAATAGGTACTTGTAAATTAGAATCATCTGCTGTAAGTGATGAAGCACTTAAATACTGTGAAACATCAGCTCCATAGTAAGCATTACCTATAGTAAAAGACATAGGATACATAACCTTCTGAACATTTACATCAGTATCTCTTAAAGGTGTTCCTGCAATGTTTTGAAAACCACTATCAGAGCCGTCCCAAGAAGCAGCCACATTAGCAGCAGTAAATGTGTGGTCTAGTTCTTCACTATAAGTTCCATTATCATTTAAAAAAACATCTTTCAATTTATTGCTACCTATTACAGTAAATAAATCAGCAGTATTAGATAATAACACTACTTGATAAAATTGTGCTTTTTTATATACTGCTTTTAATTGAATTATGCCCTCAAATTGACTAACACCATCTGCAAACAAAACAGCATCAAATGATTTTCTAGTATCAAAGACTAAAGTACTTGCATTTACATTATACCAATCTTGAAAGAATTTATTATTATTATCTGTGAATGGTAATTTAAAAGTTTGGCTAAAATTTGCTTTTCTTTTCTCAGGTTCTTTAACATCAGAAAATTGAAAATTAAGACTTATGTTAGGTGATTCTTGTAAATCTAATTCATAAGTGCTGTCTGTAGTTGAGCTAGTAGTAGCTTTTCTATATGCAACTAATCTAATTTTCATTAGCTATTTGTATTTAAAGGATTAGAGTATTCTATATTAATAGTGTATTTAATTTTTATACCATCATTAGCGCTAGTTTTTCTTACTATATTTTTATTAGTGACTAATACAGGTACAGTAAAATCTGTGTCTACATTTTCTATTATAAAAACATCTGTAGACATTACACATTTTTCTAATAACTCAGCATCTTGTTCTGTAATCCAATCTGTATTTAATGTTTCTTTTAGTATAGCATCTGTCTTTCTTACCTTACGTGTACTATCAAAATTATTATATGAGTATTCTGTAGAATTATATTCTCCTAATACTTGTCCGTATGTATCTCGTTTTACATCTACACTTTGTTTTGATTTCATTTTAAAATTAAAATAATCCCAACAACCTAAACTATTTAACCAACCTAATCTTCTTATCTTATATCCTTTGCAACTAGCATCTTGTTTTATAAAATAATAAGCTGCGGTTCTTGCTGACGATCCCTCAAGTCCTTGTATTGTGTAATATGCCCAATTAGAAAAATTAGATGGTCTTGCATCTGTCTCAACTGATTGTGCTTGTAAATTACCTGGACCACAACCAAAATAAAGCAACTTCTCAGGCTGAGTATCAGCTTGACCACCACTAGTCAAAGGAATTGCTCCACCATTTGTATTATTATTGACTAATAATTTAAATGTACCTATTTGTGAGCCATCAGAGTCATAATATAAGACTACTATTTGTTCTATTGTGCTATCAAAATCACTTTCACCATTTAAAAATGCTACAGTATGAAAATCGCCTGTATTTGTAGAATCATCCCATTGAACATAATTTCTGTATACTGATGAACTAACAACATCACCTGTGCTTTGTTGTACATCACTTAAAAATCTTCCATTAACATCTTTGGTTTGAAAACTTTGAAATGCTGTGCCTTGAAAATATGTTCCTGATGTTCTTGCTGTTTCTAAAGGTAATGAAGCTGCAATATAATACTTAGTACTAGTTGCATTTTCACTAGTATTTTCTGTAGGACTTATAGTTGCTCCTGCTGAGTATTCTTGATATGCTTTAACATAAATTTTTCTAAGTTGATTTTGATTTAGACTAAAGATTTTTGCTGCTACATTAGAGCCTAGTGTGTGTATTGACTTAGTTGTGTCATTTTGATCTGCATAAGTGTTTTCTATTTGTGTGTTTATAATATCGCTAACATCATATACAGAGTAGACATTTGTAGTGCCTGTAGTATAGCCATTTGGTCTTTGTTTTATTTTACCTAGTAATTGTCCTGAAGCATCATCAATTCTTATTTCTAAAATAAATTTAAAATAAAATAAATCTGTTATTTCTGTTTGTTTTACTGTATAAGGTACTACAGGAGTCCAATTTGTTATTGCAGGTATTTTTGATGAATCTGCTACAGGTCTTTGTGGTAATGATATACTTCCTATTGCCATATTATTTTATTATTGTTTCTAATTGTTTTTCTAAATCTTCTCCAAATGCTTCTACTATTGCATCTGTTTGTTTTTTTAATTCTGTTGTAAATGGTTTACTAAAAAACTGTGTTCTTGTTAAACCTCTTTGATATATTGCTCTTTGTATTAAGAACGCTAAACTTTTTCTTTTTATAAACTTTCCATCTTTTCTAGCTGCTTTTAATGGCTTACTTACTATCCATCTATCAATAACTCCTCTAGGTGGCATCTTGTTAGAAAACTTAAAAGGACTGCCTTGCCCCTTCATAAATTGCCCTGTTGTTTTACTTCTGCCTTTAGTACTACCTGAACCCCTAACACCTTCATCTACAAATTGCCAATAATCTTCAGCACCACCAAATTCAAATTCCAATGTTACACTATCTTTTGATGCTGTAACTAAATAATCAAAATCATTATATAATGTATTAGGACTTGTTGTTTTCTTTTTCTTTTTTAATATACTTCTACCTTCCTTGACAACTTTTCCGCCAAGTTTTTGCATAGCTTGTATAGTATTTTTAAACTCCATTAACTATTAGGTGTTATTGGTACAATACAAAGATTATTCTTGTTATTAACTTGCATACTTATAGTGGCTGACCAACCTGTTAAAAGATTATCAAATCTGGCTGTAAATGGTTCACAAGATATTGGAAGGTCTAATATAACCTCACCATCAACCCAACTTGTAGAATATAGACTTTTATGAAACTCATTAATTACATCTTGTAAGATTTGTAAATTTTCACTTAATGTGTCTAATCTACCTAATCTTTCTGTATTTGGTTCACCACCAACTGCTTGAAATTTATCTTCACTTTCATTAATCATATCTAAAAGATAGATTGTAAAAGTATAAGTCATAACACCTTTATCAACTGTTGCTGTTCCAGGCTCTGCATATAATATAACATAATCAGTTGCACCTAGTTTTTTGATGTCAACTTCATCCATAAAGCCACTATGAAAACTATTGATCATATAATGCTTATCAGCTATTGTTTCTAAAAATCCTACAGCGTTTCTAAAAGTTATCATAGTTACTTCTTTGTTTATTGTTATAATCTTGAGAATAAGCCAAGTATGTTAGCACCTCTAAGATTGGTAATTTTGTTATTTTATTTATGTTTAATATATTGCTATTAGAAAGCGAATATAGGGTATTATACCAACCCCATTTAGACTGCATACTTACCCCTTTTGTGCTTTCATTTCCCGTGCTTGTAAATAGCTGTGCGAAATCCTTGCCAAGTTTTCTCCTAAAGTCAAAAAAAAACCTAGACAACTTAATGCTATATCCATTGGACAATCTTTAAATAATTCCTCTTTAAATTCATCAGGGTTGTAATCCTCAATAGCATATCTTTCATTCCTTTTAAAAGTAATTTTCCTATAAAGTATTGACATAATAGTATGCAAATTTTCTATTGGCTCTTTACAATAGCTTTCTAAATCAATATATTCTCCTGTACTAATGTTACTAAGATTAGGACAGAATCCGTATTCTTCACCATTAAATTCAAACACCTTTCTAAATTGTTCTTTGTTAGGCTCTGTATCAATCATGTTTTTAATTATAGCCATAATCTCTAATAAGTCCTTGTAAGCCATTTTTTTAACTACAAATGGACTTGTATTACATAATAAAGCTAAACTCTTTACAATCTTATTTTTCTCACTTCCTTTGCCTTGTTGTATTTCTACATATTTTTGATAAGTGCCTATTGTTATGTCAGACCAATTATCAGGTATTGTTAATTTAACCTCTTTCATTACTAATAAAT